AAGAAGAAAAACTACCAACATTGCATCTTAGGATGGCTGCAATTAAGTTGGAAATTAGTAAGCGTAAAATTCCAAAATCAGGACTTAACAAATTCTCTGGATTTAGGTACCATGAGCTTACAGATTTCATGCCTATTGTTAATGAATTAAATGCTAAGTATGGAGTAAATGCTTATCCTAAATTCTTAAAGAATGAAGGAATTTGTGTACTAACATTAGTTAATTCAGATGACAAAACTGATTTCTATGAAGTTATCATTCCTTATGTTGATGCTGAAATGTTAGCGAAAGGTGGTGGTACATCTGTAGTTGATGCTATCCAAAGATTAGGATCTACTATCACTTACAATAGAAGGTATCTTTATCAATCAGCCTATGACATCACTGAGAATGATGGTGTTGAATCATTAGAACCAGTTACAGTAGCTGAAAAACCAACGCTAACAGATGACAGATTTAAAGAAGCTCTTAAGTCAATTGAGTCAGGAAAGTACACAGCAGAAAAATTAAAAACAGATTTCAATTTAACCAAACAACAATTACAAGCATTATGAAATGGCACCCATCATCACTAGGAAAATTAATGACTGAGTCACGCACTAAGTCAGAAGTATTGAGTCAGACTACTAAGTCTTACATAGCTAACAAGGCAAAAGAGGACTTCTTTGGCTACAATTCATTTGTATCTACAAAAGCAATGCAGAAAGGCACTGACTGGGAGCATGAGTCTATTGAGTTAGTCAATCAGATTAGAGATACATTTTACATCAAGAATGAAGATACTATTGAGAATGACTGTCTAATTGGTACACCTGACATCATCCTGGACAATTCAATCATTGACATCAAGACTTCATGGTCCTTAGAGACGTTCCCAGCTATAGCAGCAGAAGGAATCAATAAAGATTATGAATGGCAGTTGAGAGGGTACATGATGCTATGTGACAAGGAATCAGCTGAGTTAATCTACTGCATGATTGACACTGATGACTTTCTACTATCTGACTGGGATAATAAATCTATCCACAAAGTATCTCACATTGAGCCTAAGAAGAGAATCACAGTACTTCAGTATGAACGCAACATTTCTACAGAAGAAGCCATTAGAGAACGTCTTTTGGCTTGTACTGAGTACTACAATGAATATTTTGTACAATTAAACTGTAAGTAATGGAAAAATCCTACTTCATTATTGAGTCAAGCCTAGAGAATCTCAAGTATGCTAGATACTCAGCTATTAAATTCAATAAACTAGGACATGACTATTGTATAATGCTCACAAAACATCATGATCAGCTAGACATCAGAAAGGTAAGCAAAGAAGAATTTAACAATTTAAACTTTAAGAAATGATTGAACTAAACAAAACGTACAAGAACCTAACTAGAGAACAGTTAGTGATGCCAATCTCAGATAAGGCTGGAATGGTGGTTTATCAAGTAACTAAAGCTACTACAGATAACTCAATAAATGAATTCAAGTGCACTACAGCACGATTTTTAAACCTATATAAATTATCAAAATGACTGAAAAAGAATTTTACCAACAAGCAATGATCGCAGCAATGCAAGGCTTGTTATCAGCAATCGGAAATGGGTATGAAGCTGAGTACGTACATCCTCATTCATCTGTAGCAGCTATGGCTGATGACTATGCAAAAGCTCTAACAATAAGAGCAGAGATTGAAGTAGCAAAAATGAGACTTGAGGTCCCATTCCCTGAAAAAGTAGTATAGAGGCTCGGCAAAGTCTACCCCTCCAAAGTTAAAACCTGGGAAGTTAAAACTGATGTGAATAACAAGGAGGGGTTTTTTAAGTAACAATTAAACAACAATATGAATAAAGATTTTAAAAAGTCAGTAGATTTATGGATTGAAGGTCAAGAGCTTTTAATTCAAGAGCTACATGTAAAGAAAGAATTTACAATTAATAATATAGAGTTATCTAAAAAAATTCTAAAAAATGTAAAGAAAGCTATCAAGCATGAAGAGAAACAATTAAGTGATTATATCAAAAACAAATAATATGAATCAATTTAAAACAGAAGGAGCAATCATCAGTAAACTGCCCGCAAAACAAGTAACTGAAACATTTAGAGTGCAAGAATTTATCCTCAAGGTAGGAGATCCTGATGATAAGTATCCGCAAGAGGTTAAATTCCAATTAGTGAATGATAAGATATATCTACTAGATTTTATCCAGGTGAATGATACAGTAGAGCTTGTGTTTGAATTAAGAGGTAAAGCATACAAAGAAACTCACTACAACACATTGAATGTACTTGAGGTAAAATCTAAGTTATTCTAATGAGATTAGTTAAGTACATCATAGTAATGCTATGCATTTTAGCATTCTTTGTTCTGTTCTTCTATGGAATGTATACCTTCTTAGGCAAAAAAGGAGTCACAATTGTCTCAATAATAATACTAATTTACTTTATCTATGGATTTGTCAAAGATGCATACTATCACTATCTTAACAGATAAAAACTTCTCAGTCAAAGAGTGGATGATAGAACAGACTAACGTCAGAATCACTAACAGATACAAGCAGACTCACATAGCTGAGGACATTGGAGTCAATGGATCGCAATTGTCTAGGTTTCTGACTGGCAATACTGTTAAAGACTCATTCTATGAGAAGTGGTTTAAGTGGTACATAAATCAAGGGAGTTAATAGCTCCCTTTATAAATATTAACTAACTTTACAACATGATAGCATACATAACACCATTAGTAGCTACCTGGTGGTTTACTAACTTCGAGCCCATTCAGAACTTCATTGATAGATTTATTCTACCTGACTGGCTACATACTGCTCTAGGATGCTGGAAGTGTATGTCATTTTGGACTGCATTCATCTACTCACAATCATTCACAGTGGCTTGTGCCACTTCACTCACAGCAGTATGCTTACAGAAACTGATATACAACTCATAGAGTCTATAATTAATCTACCTGAGAGTGAAATAATGACTAAGAGGTCACTTAATCAACTCAAACAGATTAAAGTGGCTCAGACTAAAGTTATTGACAAAGAATGCTTTTGCTCTACAGTTAGAAGGAAAGTGTGGTATAAAGACTTTTTATCCTGGTATGAAAAGAATGCTTGACCAATACATTCAAAAAAACTACACAGAGGTGCTCAAATACACAAAGCACTTCATTCAACGACTCAAAATTCCTAGCTCTATAGAAGCTGATGCTGTCATCAATAATGCTTACCTTCATTGTGTTAAGCTAGATATGGATGAGGTCACAGAAGACAAGGCTAAGAGCTATCTACTCAACACAATCAAATATGAGCTGATATGGACTCAAGGCTCAAGGACTAAAAAAGATGACATCTATAGATCACATGAGTATCTAGGTGACTCATTAGATGACTCCTCAGATATTGAGCACAAAGTAAACTTAGAAGAGAGCTATAACTTTAAGAAGGCAATGGTAGAGATATACCGTAACTCTTTGGATGATAGGATAAAAAAGATTATCTTTGAGGCATACTATGACAAAGGTCACTCAACACAAACAGCACTGGCTAAGTACTTTGACATTAACAGCACATCAGCATTCTTTCTAATCAAAGAAATCAAACAAAATATAAAAGAGATACAATATAGGTATAAAGACTAAAATTATGGAATACACAATTAAACCAGAATTCGTAGGTAAGACAGTGAAAATCTATGACAGATTTAAAGGCACTCAGACTATTGTAGTTGATAAACTTGACCTAAGCAAAGTGAAATACTACCAAACAATTGGACTTAAGCACATCTTTGAAGAGGTGGTGACTACTACAGCTCCTGAGTCTACTGTTATTGAATATACAGCAGTTGAGGATGTGCCAGTTAAAAAGAAACGCACTAAGAAATTTGTTGAGAGACTAGAAGAGGTAAAACAAGAGCAAGACTCAAACAATGCCGAAGCATAAGTACATAGAGACTCCTGAGGCAATGTGGGACTTATTTGTATCTTACAGAGATTGGTGCAAAGCTAATCCTAGATATCAATACTCACTCTCTAATAAGACTGGCGAGGCAACTGCTATCCCATTAGAGAGACCATTGACTCAAGTAGGTTTCAGAAGTTATGCAGCAGATAATGGATGTACAGTACATCAATATTTTGCTAATGTGGATGAGAGATATATTGAATATGTGACAATCTGTACACGCATAGAGGAAGCCATCCGACATGATCAGATTGAAGGTGGGATGACTGGGCAGTACAATGCATCCATAACTCAAAGACTAAACAACCTAACTGAGAGAGTTGATACTACCACAAAGGGTGAAGCTATCTCAGAGATAAAGGTTAATATTATTACTTCTAATAAAGAGTAATATATCTTAATAATAATAAATATAAGTACTACTAATAGTGGTATGATTTGTCTATGGAGCTAAATTCAACTGTCATCTTTCAAAAGAATCACGAGGCACTCAATGACTCAAGTCATAGGTTTATAATCAATGAAGGTGGCTCAAGGTCATCAAAGACCTACAGCTTATGTCAGTTGATCATAGTGTATTGCTTACAGAATCCTAACAAGGTAGTCAGTATCATTCGCAAGACCTTCCCAGCATTGAGAGCTACTGTGATGCGTGACTTCTTAGAGATAATGAAGACACTTGAGATTTATGACGTGGCTAGACATAACAAGTCAGAACACATCTATACATTTGGCAATGGCTCTATAGTTGAGTTTTTCTCAGTTGATGATGAGCAAAAGATAAGAGGTAGAAAGAGAGACTTAGCCTGGTGCAATGAAGCTAATGAGCTGTATTATGATGACTTCACTCAGCTCAACATGAGGACAGAAGGAAAACTAATCTTTGACTACAATCCATCTGAGAGTAATTCGTGGCTCTATGAGTTACCAGTTGAAGAGTCAATCCTAATCAAGTCAACTTACAAAGACAATCCATTCCTACCTGAGAGCATTAAAAGACAGATAGAAGACTTGAAGAGGACAGATGAGGCACAGTATCAGATTTATGCACTAGGTGAGAAAGCTATCTCTAAGAGCAACATCTACAGCAATTGGTCATTTGTTAAGCATAGACCTGCTAAGTTCACTGACTATGTCTATGGGCTTGACTTTGGTTATAATCACCCTACTGCATTGGTCAGAGTCTATTGGAGAGACAAAGACATCTACATTGAGCCAGTCATCTATGAGAGCTATTTGACTACTACTGACTTGATCGCAAGAATGGATCAGTTAGGAATTGAGAAGAGCATCAACATCTTAGCCGATTACTCAAGGCCTGAGACAATAGCTGAAATTGATAGAGCTGGTTATTACATTGAGAATGCTAACAAGGTAGTCAAGCAAGGTATAGATAACATTAAGACCTTTGGTGTATTCTGTGAGGACCATCCAGCAATCAAGAAGGAGTATGAGAATTACAAGTGGAAAAAAATAGGTGACACAATAACAGATGAGCCAGTCAAACTTTGGGATGATGCTATGGATGCTATCAGATACGCTGCAACATACATCAAGAAGGAATACTTCACAGATGACAGCTATCTATCCTTCTAATTGAATTCTAATAAAAATACAATATAGGTATGGCACAAACAATCATAGCACAGCCTCAAGATTTCACTCCAGCTTATAATGAGTGCAAGTTTATTATTGACTCTACTAACAAGAATAAGTCAGGCTTCAGATACATCTTTGAGGTGTTTGACTCAGTTACGAATGATAGGATAGGATACTACAAAGCACTACCTACATTTGGCACTGGCTATGGTGAGCAAGACCTATCTAAGTTATTAAGCAACTCAGTGAGCTTTGACTTCAATCCTTCAATCACTACTTTCTATGATGCGTCTAATAGTTACTTTGGCTATGATGTTAAATTTGGGGAGGAGTATATCTTTGATATGAGTTATACAGCATCTCTGACTGATAATAGTGGCAATGTTCGCATCACAGCTACACACCCATTTCAAGTAGGTGACCAGGTGAATATCACTCAAGCTGATGGTGGAGTTGCGAATCCTGGTGTTGAAGGGTTGCACACTGTGATAGCTATCACTGGCACCACTAACTTCACAATCAATGCTCTATGGTCAGGAGT